CACTATCAGCCAAGCGGAAAACAGCCTATTATCATTTTATGAGTGGGAGAAAAGCCACACACTTATACCGTTTTTTCTTGAAAAGTCGCTAGTGAGCGATAAACATAAGTTCGGCGGCAGTATTGACTGTTACGCCAAAATAGATGAAGATATGTGGCTTATCGACTTTAAGACGGGAAAATCTGTCTATGACGAAATGGCAATACAGCTTGCGGCATATCGGCAATTGTTGCGGGAAAACGGCTACCCTGTTAAGGGGTGCAGGATTCTACGAATTGGGCGGAGCGAGGACGAAGGTTTTGATGACAAGGTTTTCAGTGCTAGTTTCTTAGACAAGCAATGGGAAATCTTCAATCACTTACTTGCAATTTACTGGCTAAAAAAGGAGGTGGGTTAATGTCTCGCGTTATAGCCGTAGCTGGCGAATCTGGTGCTGGCAAGACAACTGCCCTGAGAACTCTTGACCCAAAAACCACATGCATAATTGATGCCGACCGCAAAGGCTTGTCGTGGAAAGGCTGGAAATCGCAGTATAACAGGGAAAACAAAAATTATATTCAAACTAGCGATGTTGCTAAGATACGCGAAGCGCTAAAAGCCATCAACGAAAAAGCCCCACATATCAAAGTTATGGTTATTGACACCATTAACACAATTATGGTTGATGACGAAATGAAACGAATGAATGAAAAAGGCTTTGATAAGTGGCAGGACATGGCGCAGAGCGTTTGGGGATTGGTCAGCGAAGCACATTTATTCCGGGATGACTTGACCATTGTCTTTATGGCTCATACACAGACAGAGCGTGACGATAACGGCTTTACTTTTACCCGAATTAAAACAAGCGGCAAGAAACTGGACAAGATTGTTCTGGAAAGTAAGTTCACAACGGTATTAATTGCTAAGTGTGTCAACGGCAAACACATTTTTGAAACTCAGTCTAAAGCATCTACCGCCAAAAGTCCTTTAGGAGCATTCAATGAGTTTGAGATAGACAACGATCTGGATAACGTCATTAAAATATTGGAGGAATACGAGAATGCGTAAAATTGATTGGAGCAACGTCCCTGACCAACAAGAATACAAGCGCCTTATTCCTGGCGGCTATGTAGCTATTATTACTGGCGCAACAGATGTGCCTGATAAAGAATACATCAAAATTGAATACGATATTGCCCAAGGCGAATTTGCCGACCACTTCCAAAAACTATTTGATGCAAAGGGTTTTTGGGCAGGGAAATTTATTAAATCCTACAGTGAAAAGTCTCTGCCATTTTTTAAAGGGTTCCTAACCGCCATTCAAAACAGCAATCCCGGCTTTACGTTTGACAACAACGAGAAAAAACTGATTGGTAAGTTTGTTGGGATTGTATTAGCCGAAGAAGAATACCCAAAGAACGATGGCGGTATTGGCGTTAGGTTGTATGTGGATAGGCCGAGAAGCGTAGAGCAAATTAAAAATGGCGAGTTTGAAGTACCGCCATTAAAGAAGCTGAAAGGCAACAGTAACAACCCTTTTGGCGGGACATTCGTTGAAGAGCCGATAGAGTTTTTTTAGCACAACAGGCTCTAATTTAAATTTTAGGAGGAAAGATAATGAATAAAGCAGTTTTAAATTGCGCCGGAACATCACGCACAACAAGTAATCGTCTTATGGAACTATTTTCCGTTATAAATAGAATGGACAGCGAAAAAGACGCCTTAGAGCGAATTATCTACCGTCCAATGCCACAATGTGCAGAAATCGGCACACCCGCCAATAAACCCGAAACCATAGATGAAAACCTTGACGCTATGACTAGATATGTAGCTGATATTGCAGATCGCTTACATGTTATTAATTCTGAATTATCTGAACGACTTGGTGAAGCTAAGATTATCTAGGCACAAAACAAAAACAGGCGCGGCTAGGTGTCGCGCCTCCACATCAAAGAAAGGCGTGGTGTAATGGCTGAAATTAGCTTCATTGTATACGGCGAACCTAAAGCGCAAGGTAGACCAAGGTTTAAGCGCAGGGGCAATTCTGTACAAACTTACGATGACCCTAAAAGCAATGAATATAAAGACACAGTATATTCTGTTGCTGTTCAGAATAAGCCGCCAGAACTTCTACAAGGCCCATTAAGCGTTGTAATCGTGTGCTTGCGTAGTATGACTGCGGCTATATTAAAATCTGCCCGTAAAACTACGTTGGCAGAAGCGGGAAAGATATTCCCACTTACTAAACCAGATGTTGATAATTACGCAAAAGGAGTAAAGGATGCGCTAAAGGGTGTAATTTGGCGAGACGATTCACAGGTTGTTGAGCTAACAGTAATTAAGCGATACAGTGAAACTCCGCGAGTTGAAATCACTGTAAGGGAGTTGTAGCACATGCGAACAAACACTCTAACCAAACGCTGCCACAACACTCCTGATGTAGCACAGCAGATAGGGGTGTATTTTAGATGTGAAGAAGCAAGGGGGCGGTTCCGCCATGGTGCTTACCAGTCGCTAGGAAAAGAAAACGGCATCTGTAAAATATGCGGCATGTATCTTGAAATTGTAACGCATAATCACGCCAACATGCATAATTATGTTGACAGGCAAGCGTTTAAGGATTCGGGTAATATACGATGGCTCTAACCAAACGCGAACAAGACGCATTAATTGACCTATATACCGAATGTCGCCACCTCATAATGCGTAATGGCGAGTGTTGGCCTAGCATGTGCATTGATTGTGCAAACAGGTTTTGTGATTTTAAGGAGGTTGGGAAGTTGGTGCATGAATATGAGAGGGAGGGGATGGGGTGAAGATTATTCGGGTGTTCCCGCGCCGTACCAATTTAACACCCACCGACGAATACGCCTTTTATGATGTGCCAGGAATGTTTATCCCTAATCATGACGAGGTACATATTTGCACCGTTTTTACGTGGGATATAAAACGTGGCGAGTGGTTGCGGGATAGCTGGCAAGACCACACAGACAAGCCTGTTAAACTAGGCGGGCCGATATATGGCGACTATCACGATGATTTTATTCCTGGCATGTATCTAAAACCCGGCGTAACCTTCACAAGTCGAGGATGCAACAACCAATGTGGCTTTTGCTTGGTGCCTAGCCGAGAGGGTAAACTGCGCGAACTAACTCCAATTCATCCTGGCAATATCGTACAGGACAACAATTTTATGCAATGCTCAAAAGAACACCGCCGCAAAACGTACGACATGCTAAAAACACAGAGAAACATTGAATTTAGTGGAGGTATTGAAGCGGCTCGATTAACCGAGTGGGACGTTGAGCAAATGCGCGGTTTAAGAGTTAAACAGATATTCTTAGCCTGTGACACTAAAGCCGCCATAAAGTCACTAGAAAAGGCCGTGAAGATGCTACACGCAGGAGGATTTGACTTAACTAAACAGGGCGAGGCCGCAAGGAATAAAATTCGGTCGTATGTCCTAGTCGGTGACAATCGCCAAGAGAACGAGGAACGATTAAAACGGGTGTATGAAATAGGCGCACTACCTTTTGCCCAATTGTTTAAGCCAATAGAACCAATAACTTATTCCAAAGAATGGACACGATTTGAACGTACTTGGCAAAGGCCAGCGGCGACAAGAGCATGCATGAAGGGAAGTACGCCATGATCCACCTTGCCGCAACCCACCGCCAACACAACACACAAGCCACATTCACAGTATCATTCGCACTGTTCCTGCTGTGCTAGCTACTACGGCGAGTTACCATAAAAAGAAGAGGTGAAAAATGATGAGTGAATACTACTGGTGGTGCCCTAATTGCAAGCAAGCGATAGACCCGCGCTGCGTAACATTTGAGGAATATCATGAGGACTGCGGTCACCCGGTGGAATGGATAACAGCCGAGGCAAGCGGTTTGGTGGACAACCTCCGCGCCAAACTCGCGGCCAAAGACGCCGATATAGCGCAGGTGACGGCAGAGGCGGCGGCAATGCGGTGTTGCGCTAATTGCGATTCGTTTTATGGCGTAAATTGCGAATTAAGGCCGGAGGAAGTATGCGACAACTGGAGAAGTGATTCCACCGTCGGCGCGGTCCTGCTGGCCAGGATTAAGCGAATAGAAGGGGATTGTGCTGAACTTGCGGGCGAATGCGGTGAGTGGAGAGATCGTGCCAAGGCAGCCGAAGTGAGGATTATAGAAATTAAACTAGAAGCCAAAGGCGCATTATGGCAATTAGAAGCTTTTTTAGACGGCGTTCTGGATGCTGACCGAGTTACTGTAAATAACGAGGTAATGGCAAGCCTTAGAAAGATTGTGGGTGAGGAAAGTGCCTGAAAAAATCATGCGGATTTGCATCAATATCGCGTGAGACATGTTAGCAATGCGCCATCTGAGCAAATATGTGTTGATGTATGGCGTAAAAATAAGGGAGATGTATCTGAGGCATGGGAATCGGTAGAGGTTTTTTCGGCGATATATGGCAATGCATTACAATTGTTTATCTTGGACACCGTTATCCGCGCCACCGCAGACGAAACCACCATAGCCATGCTGCAGGCTGTGGTAAAGGCGGCGGAAGAATCACAATAACTGGATTGTGCGACGCCGCCTTGTCAGGCGGTGCTGATGGGTGGGTGAGTGTGGAAGATGGGCTTCCAGAGAAACTAACAATTGTCTTGGTGGATGGCCCTAATTATTCAGTGCGGTGCGCTTATTATCAAAACGGATTCTGGTCTTTCGCTTCAGGTGGGCATGTATTGGCGAAGGCAATCACCCACTGGCGACCACTCCCACCACCACCGAAGGAGGTAAAGGCATAGTGAAAAAGCATGATGTAATCCGCTTTATAGGGCGATTCCCTGACAAAATCACCGACAAAAGCATAATGGATGTGGGGAAATGGTTTTGTAGTCACTGCGGCAAACCCAAGCCGAAAGGGAAAGAACCTTGCGAGTGCGGTAGTATATTCTGGTATAAACCAAAGGGTTGTAAAATATGCGGTGCGGAATTGGGGGTTAAAGAGAAGGTCTACTTTGACACCTGCGCGGCTTGTGAAGATAAAGGGCAATAGCCCCCATACTCAAATAAAGGAGGAAAAGCCATGGAGATTAGAGAGTTGACCATAGAGCAGGCGAAGGAACTGTTGGCAAATGTTTGTGTGTTTGATTTTGACGATTTGCCTGGACTCCTTCGCCCTCTCCCAAAACGAGTGCCACACCTTAAACCGATTTTAGGCGTTAGTCTGTACGAATATGAAGCCGAGGCCATAGCCGCCTTGCTAGATAGACTAGACAGGCAGGTGCAAGAGATGCGGAATTGCGATAACTGTACCAAACATTGCATGAAGGGGCCGTTAGAAAACGAAAGTAAAGGTTGAGTGTGTAAAGGTAAACGTAAGTAGGGGTGTGATAAATTGAGACTAATAAGATGCAGAAAATGCGGAACGGCAATATCATCTTTTGACAATTATTTTGAGCAGATGATACTTGCAATGGGTGAGTTAAATCAAAAGGCGTTGAAGTGTCATGGGTCAGATAGAAACCTGTACCTACAACAAATAGCACAGCTAAAAAGCATGATAAAACAGGTGCAGCACTTAAGCGGTCAAATTGAAGAACGAAAGACAACTGTTTTATGTGAATTGAGTGAGATTGTACATTTTTTAAGAGAAAACGTCGTGATTGCTGATTCGACATTAAGTTATTTAAAAGAGATTGGGCGCAAGAAAGCTAAGATTAAGAACCAACAAGACGAAGCCAAAATAAACGCTATATATGGGGATTTTGAAAATATTTTTACAAACAAGACTAAGCGCGATGAAACCGCGAATAGAGCAATAGGCGCAACAGCTAAAGCAGCTAGAGAAGCTACAGGCGAGGGTTGAGAGTGGGAAGGTAAGTGTTAGTAAGGGGTGAGCGCTGATAGGTGGAAGGAACATATATTAAACTATACCGTGACTTGCTTAAAAAGCCAATTATGCAAAACCCAAAATTGTTGCAAGTGTGGATATGGTGTCTTTTAAAAGCAAGTCACTGTGAACATTTTCAAACAGTAGGACTACAAAAAATACATCTACTACCAGGACAATTTATTACAGGTAGATTTGCAGGAGCCAAAGAGTTAAACATCAACCCTTCGTCGTTTTGGAAATATTTAACATGGTTAAAGAATAATGAAAGTTTGGACATCAAAAGCAACAACAAGTTTAGTGTTATAACCCTTACAAATTGGCACTTACACCAAATGGATACGCCTAAGGGTGACAGTAAAAATGACAACAAAAAGACAACAAAAAGACAACAAAATGACACAAACAATAATGGTAATAATGGTAATAATAATATATCTCCTTACGGAGATATATCTAATGATTTAGCGCAGGTTGTTGATGCTTTTGTTGAAATGCGAAAGAAGATTAAAAAGCCCATGACAGATAGAGCGATTGCCATGATGTTAAACAAGCTGCATAAAATGGCGCAAACAGATTCAGTGAAATTAACCATACTTGAACGATCAATTATAAATAGTTGGCAGGATATATACGACTTGCCGGAGGTGAAGAATGGACAACCACAACAGCGAACTAGCGGTAATAGCAAGCCGAATTATGGCAAACATCCCAGTAAGACCGATTGGAACAATGAACCAAACTCCTTATGACTATCTTGCCCTTGAAAAACGAGGTGTATACAAGCGGTATTGGTATTGCACTATTGGGGAAATAGAAAAGCGCGGTATACCTTCGCAGAATCAAGAGCAATGGCAAGAGGTAAAGAATTACACCGACAAACTGAAAACTAACATCACTGACGGTATCGGCTTAATCCTCAAAGGGCCGGTGGGCACAATGAAAACCACAATGGCAGTAGCGGTGTTAAGGCAACAAATTGACCATGGCGGCAGCGGTTACTTCGTGGGAATGGCCTCAATGCTTGACAATATCTTTACCATGCAAAAGCGGAATATGCAGGAATGGCTTGATTATGAGGACAGGCTACGTAACACCCCTCTGCTGGTACTTGATGATTTAGGTGCAGAGTATCACCAGGAATGGGTGTTGTCAAAGGTAGACGCTATTGTATCAGAACGCTATAACCGCATGAAGCCGATTATTATTACAACGAATTTGAGTAGTGAGGATCTAAAGGGCAAGTATGCCGAGCGCATTATAGACAGGCTTAGAAGCGCATCAAAGGTTATCACGTTCAAAGGTAATAGTCTAAGAGAATCGCCGGGGAGCGTGAAGTAATGGCACTAGCAAGCGATACCACATTACAAGAGCAATACAGAACCTTACACAAACAAGGACTAACTAATAAAGATATGATGCCGATATTGTGCGTGTGTTATACGGTTGTGCGTGATATTGGCAGGGCTGTAGGGCTTACACCAAACGGTGGTAGTGGATGGGGTGGTAAACGAGCGAATCATAGGGGGCGATTATCATTAAAAAACCCTGTCGCATAAAGTGCCAAAAAACCTGCCTAGAACCATGCCAAGCATATCTGGCGTGGTACTACTCAGATGAGCGTAGCAAAGAGGTTGATAAGGTGTTAGCTAGTGATGGTGTGCAGATGGAGGAGTGGGAGTAAAAGAAAAAGCCCTGATTGGGGGCTATTTAAGAAATTCTTTTAAGTTAACTATGTTTATGCTTGCCTGTTCTGTCATTTAGCGGTAAATTCTCGCTGCCTCCGTATCGTTGATAATACTGGCTGATTCTTGGTAGTGTCTTAACAGGTTCTGTAGTGACAGTATTTCATTGTTAATCTTGGCTTCTCTATTCCAACTCATCCCATCTACACCTCACTCTCATTTTGCTTTCGCATTTGTTTTGTTGCATCTTCCAATGTCTTGTTATAGTGTTTGGTCACAGGGATGTTTAACTCAAAAACTTCTTCGGGTGTTAGTTGTATAAATCGTCCTTTGTTGTCGATAATTTCCAAGTTGCCGTTGATTAGCCAACGATACTCCACTATTTACACCTCACTTTCATTTTTTGTCAAAGTCACCGTTTAGCGTCTTGTAAAATGTCATTGCACACGCTCTTGTTATTTCTTCTTCGGGGAGCGGCTCTTTCTTCCATACGCCGAACATGATGCGCTTCATCATTTCAACATCTTCGCCGCCTATAATGCAGACTAGGGCGTCCTTATTAACTTTCAGTGTTTGCATGTTACACCTCACGCTCGTTTTTGCGCTATTGGGCTGGACACTCTTCCGTGCTAAGTTTATCCGCAACCTTATCTTTTACGACTAGCCCACATTTCTCACATCGACAAGTATCATATCCCCACCAATAAAACTCATGTGGATTGCTTGCCATGTTTCTCCTCCTTCTCCCTTAATCTCCGCACATACTCTTGCACTAGGGCTTTTTCTGTGGGGGTTAGGCGTGTTTTTAGGTAGTTCTGTTTTGTCTGATCGCTTTGGCCGTGGCGTTTTGTCCTTTGCACCTGTGGGGCGCCTGCACCTTCGCGAATACCGCCCCTGCCGCTGTGGTGGGGCATTTTACACCTCCGTTAGTTCGTTGTGTGCGGCCATTATTATTGCGACTTCGGCAAATTCCTGTATTGTCCATTCCCTTTCCATTTTTGCTGCTTTTTCCTCTTCGCCGCGCTCGCGGCATTTAGCGGCAATTTCCTTGCGTTTTTCGTTGTGTTTTTGAGTGGCGGTTTCAATGTCTTTGTAAGTGCAGTTGGCTAATTCAATTTCTAGCTTTTTCATCCTTCTTCCTCCTTCGTCTTCCGGCCTTGTGACCGGCAGGCATTTTGTTCAGGTGGTTTATTCAATTGAGGTTTCTATGTTACTGATAGTCTCTTCCAGATTACTTACAGCCTCATAAAGATTGTCACAAGCTTCACTGGCTTTTTCGTACATCTCGGAACCTTGCAAATTTTCGGGCATGTTGTCGCGGTATTCTTCTTCCTCGTTCTGGATTTCTTCCAGGGTATCCCGTATTGCGCCCAGTTGGTCTAATAGGGTTTGTAAGGCTTTTCTTCTTGGTTTGTTCATAGGTAATTCCTCCCTTAATTTAAAGTTGCTTAAAATACCAGGCTAAGATGCAAACCGGGGAACAAAGAAATTTTCTATTTTCCCCGTTTCGCGGTTTATGTGCCGCTGTATTCCGACAATATCGTGGGTAAAGTCGGAATTTTCGGCGCTTAATAACTCTTCAAGGCGCAAGGTAAATTCGTTGTCGGCGTTCTCTAAGTCCATGAGAAGGGTTAATCTACCCCCTACATTTATCCCCATTGCTTCGGCTCGTTTGGCTATTACTAGAAGAATTTCAAAACGTTCTTTCATTATGCACTTCCTCCTTTAATTGCGTGGCCGGGGTTGTGACCGGCCTCCCGCATTACGCCGGGATAACCCGGCTCACTCTGCGCTAGATTTTAACGATTTTCTTTAGTATTTTTCTATGTGTACCTTTGACTGAACGAAGTTTATCGCTTCTGTAGACGCGTTATTTAAACGGTAAGAGTGGTTTCTGTTATCCCAAACAAATCCAAGTTTTTTAAGCATAGCTTTTTCTTCTTTGTCTGTTGGAGCCACAGCATGGGCCGCATTCCTTCGATTGTAAACCCTTAATTCTCCGTAACATAAAATCGCGCTTGTCATTGTCTCTCCACTCCCTTACTGATGTATTGATTTATTTCGCCGCCTGTTTGATCGCTACTAGAATCGCGGCTGTCTGGCCGCCGTGCTGTTCCGCTTGGGCTTTAAGTAGCTCGTATACGTAGAGTGGGCAATTAAATGTGATTTTAACCGTTGGTGTCGCTGCCATTATCTAATCTCCTTCCTGTGGGTTATATGCTGTTGACTAGATACGGATTGTCCCAGTCACATGCGTTGGATTCATCTTCGATGCTCGGCAGCGCCATTTCTTCCAGTTCCGCCAGCCGCTCGGCCTTTTCATCGCTGAAATCGTGACCAAACCGTTCTACCGCTTCCTGTTCCCGCTGCAGTTGGTCGTATTCTTGGGCGTTGTCCCAGGCTGTGGTCGTGAGCCAAATTACCTCATATTCATCGCCGTTTTCATCCGTAGCCCTAGCGAAGTAGGCCACGCCGTCTTTGTAATTCTCGACATATGCTTGTTGTTCCAACTTGTAGGTTTTGCCCTCAAAGTTAACTGTTCCGTAATCGTTCATCATGATTCTCCTTCCGCCGATATGGCCGTCGGCTCGGCTTGTGTGGTATTCCGCTTGTTAATAAGTACCGCTGTATTCTGTGGGTATGTATTCCGCCTCGATTCCCATTGACTCTAATTCTTTTATTTCGGCTTTAGTAATAGGGGCGAGGTAACTTTGCCTCCCAATTACGTATCTGACGCTGCCGGAATAACCATCAAGCGTTGTGTCCCATTTAGCTAATGCCATTACTTGGCCCTTGGTGATTTCCGTGTTTGTGTTGCTGATTAACATTGTGATACTCCTTCCGCCCGTTTCGGGTGGGCCAACCCTTTGCTTGATTCCATCTTACCATACAGCCATACGGTTGTCAATGGTAAAAATGAGATTTCATAAAAAAATATTTTTGGAGGTGTTTTAATCAGGAATGCGACATAGTAACTGATATTTGATTTTGTCCGTTCCGGCTTGTGATAATATGTAAAACGTAAAATAGGGAGGATTTTATATGCTTAATTGGCTGTTTAATAAAAGAGAACCGCAGTATAAACTTGGCGAAACGGTCTTTTATGGTATTTCTGACCTCAAAAGGGCGAAAGTGCTGGGGGTTAAAAAAAGCAATGGAGAATATGTGTACGCACTTAAGCCGGATGGCGTTGATGGTGTTTGGTGCTGGCGTGAACAGTATATATGGCCTTGCATTGACGAATAGGGAGGTGCTTGCTGTGGTTACATATAGAGACACAATCGAGGCCGGCGCATTAATTCGCGGCGGTATTCGTCGTAATTTGGAGGAAATCAAGTTTTTAACTGATGCTAATTTTGAGTGGCAAGAGACAAAATGGTTTTTTGAATCGAGGTTTTTGCTTAAAGCGACAGGTACACAAGAGCAGATAGATAAAGTCAAGGGACATTTACGGCAGATGGCAAGGCATTATAGCTAATAGGGAGGGGATATGTTGTGTTTATGGTTCATGCCAACGAAAAGGGAATGAATATAGCACACACTTGCAGCTGTGGGGAAAAACATAATTGGCCGATGTATGTATTTGCTCATTGGCAAGACGGTTTAAAACACACTTGTGAAAAGTGCGGATCAAAAACGTTTATTTGCGAGGGTATATGTGAGCATGAGCCGGTATACAAGGAGGCCGATTAATGGACTATTGCCAACAAAACCGCAAAGCTGCTGAACGGCTGAACAATAATGGGGAGGTGTTTATATGAACGATGAAGGAGCAAAAAGGCTAATTGCCTCCATCCTCAAGCAGGCGCATGATGATATAGTGCAAACTAACGCTTGCCCTGAGTTTTGTCCGATGGTTGATACATGCAAAAACAAAGTATATGACAAAGATTATTGCGAGGCTAAAAGGTTTATACGCTCGGCTTGGTGTGCCACTCTTTGTGATGGGCTAAACACGGAACATCAAATGTACGTTGACCAACTCATTAGGCGTAACAAACTATCAAAGGATATATATCGCTACATCGAATCAGAACTACGCAACTATAAACAGTCCTGCCGAGAATTGGAAATATTGAAGCGAGATATTATTCTGGCAACACCGGAGAAGCAAGAGGGACACTCTACTAATATCAGCGATCCAACATGCAGGGCAGCGTCTTTAGTTATGTTGGACAGAAGTATTAAACGATATGAAAAAATCGTACAAGCAATCAAGGTAATTTATGATCAATGCGATGAACAAAAGAAAAAAATAATTGAAATGAAGTATTGGCAATCAAGATATAGGGACGAGGGAATCAGGTATCATATTGGTATAAGTAAAACAACATTTTACCGCTGGAAAGATGCAATTATCTTGGCAATAGCTGTTGAATTAGGATATTTATAAAAAGTTTTATTTTAAGTGGGACTTTTTCGGGACTTTTGAGGTCAACTTATGGTTTATAATGATAACGTGGAAAGCTGTGAGGTAAAACTCATGGCTTTTTGTTTTAGCAAATTTAAGTCAGGGAGGATGATAATTATATATATTTATGAAAATCATCTTGGTGGTTTTTATGCGATAACTTTAGCGAGTGATAAGCATGTACAACGGTAGAAACTTATCGAAGCGTCAAGTAAAGACTATGGGATGGAGGTAAGATGCGAAGATTGTTGCAGATTATCAAGGCATGGCGGTTTATTTTAAAATCAACAGAAGATGAAGAAAACCGGAACAATCCTTTTTAGTCTAAAACACCATGAGGAACAAGATTAACCAGGTCTTTATCATGTTAACACGAACCAACTCAGACACAGAATAGTGAATTTGTATTGCCTATAGTGGACTTAGTAAGATGTTAAGGCATATTACTACTATGTAATGTCGGTGAAGCCCTGATAATACTGGATTGTTAGGTTACCATAATGAATACTATAGGACATTGTGTATGAATGTGGTGTTACTCAGGTGGTAGTGAATAACGAAATAGGAGGTGATATGTATGGCTGGAAAACAACAGGAAGCAAAAAAACCCAGAAAAATGAATCCTAATAGTTTGGCTAATCTTAGGGCAAATGCTAACCCTGGCGGCAGGCCAAAAGCGTCGGATGAGTATAAGGCGTTAGTAAAAGCTAATACCGTGCAGGCTATGCAAACTGTAATTGATTTGATGCGTAATAGCCCCAAAGAGGACATAAGGCTTAAAGCAGCACAAGAGGTAATCGATAGGGCATACGGTAAGGCAGCACAGCCGATAGTCGGCGACAAGGAATTTGATCCGATGCAAATTAATTATGCGGACGCCGCGCTGGTGGAGGCGAGAATAAATGAGCTTATTGCCAAGCGAAGCACTGGAACTTAAGCGGCTCTTGGAATGGCAGGCGTGGAGTAAAGACCCCTGGCAATGGATAAAAGACTGTGTTATCACAATCGATGAAACAGACGGTACGCGAAAGCCTTTTCCTGATAAAGAATATTTTCCCTACGTGATAAATGCCTGGATGGAATCAAACATATTAGCAATACCAAAGTCACGTCGTATGATGGCAACATGGCTTTTTCTTGCGCTGCATCTGTGGGCGGCATTGTTTAGGGCCAACAGCGCGGTATTTATCCAAAGTCAAAAAGCCGAGAAATCCGAGTGGCTTGTAGGTGACCAGCGCATGTGGTTTATTTATAGCAACCTGCCGACAGAATATCCTTGGCCCAAGACTACCCGACTACTCAAGGGTAAGGGCGGGATAAGCCATGTAGTATTTGACAATGGCTCATACATCATGGCAATCGGCGAGGGTGCTGACCAGTTTCGGCAGTACACGGCATCGCATGTAATGTTGGATGAGGTGGCCTTCTGGGAGCGGGCAAAGGAATCATATACTGGGACGCTGCCGACTATACAGGGCGGTGGTAAGGTTGTGCTGATTAGTACGGCAGAGCCTGGGTTTTTTGAGCAGGTAGTAATGGGGAGGATGGAATAGTGGGGCACAAAAGACCATCACACATATTTATTGGTGATATTGAAATGAAAACGTGTAGTTTGTGTCGCAACACTAAATCGTTATTGGAGTTTAATAAGAGAAGCGACACGTGGGACGGGTTAAATGCAAAATGTCGTCAGTGCGACAATTTAAAAAGTCGCGAGTATCACGCAAACAACATAGAAAAGAGTCGTTGCGCTAATAGAAGATGGCAAAAAACCAATATAAAGCGGGTCTTGGAATACCAGTCTAAATACCGCAAGGAAAACAGTGAAAAGGTTAATATGTGGAAAAGGGCATGGGAACAGAGAAACAAGCCAAAGCTGTGCGTGTCGCAGCAGCGGCATAGGCATAGACGTAAAAATCTTCCTGCGCTCTTAACACCTCAGGATTTTGAAGAATGCTTAAAGTTTTTTGATTATAAAGATGCTTACACTGGTGAGCCGATGGATATTATTACTCAAGATCACGTCGTGCCAGTTATACAAAACGGCCACTATGTTAAAGGCAACATTATCCCATGCGACAAGAGAATAAATGCAAGCAAGGGGGGCAAGCGGCTGGAAGAATGGTATATTAAACAGCCGTTTTTTAGTGCCCAAAGATTAGAAAAGGTTTATGAGTGGATGCGCCATGCAGGGAATTACTGATTTTATAACGCCTCAGAAAGTCCGAGTAGTGCAAATACATTATTCGGCTGATCCCGATAAGCGCAGTCAGGAGTGGATAGACAAAGCCCATGAGGGCATGAGTAAGGCGATGTGGGAAAAGGAGATGGAAATAAACTTTGCTGTTGTGCTAGGCAAGGCGTGGTTTCCTGAGTTTCGCAAAGGATTTCACGTCGCTCAATCTCACATAGAACCTATATCTGGGCGCCCTGTTTTTAGGGGATGGGACTATGGTCTAACCCCCGCCACCGTATTTGGACAGACAACGGCTAAAGGGCAACTATTGATACTTAACCCCGAATTGCAGTCATGGGATAACGGTATAACGGCCCACGGCCTTGTGGTGCAGACTGAGAGCGCGACATACTTTCCGGGGTATAAGTTTATTGATTACGGCGACCCGGCAGGCAATCAGAGGGCGCAGACGGATGAGCAAAGCTGTAATGATATTCTGCGTGATAAATATGGCATAAACGTCCAGCCCGGCCCTGTAGCTGAGATGGCAAGGCATGAGGCCCTAAGGACGCTGCTGACCACACTGACGCCTGATGGACAGCCTATGATGCTGATTGACCCACGCTGTACGCTGTTAATCCAAGCGTTAGAGGGTGGGTATCAGCACAAAGAGGTGGCAGGCAAATACCTGGATATAGTAGCCGACAATAAATATACGCACATCATGGACGCCTTGATGTATGTGGCGGCAATGGTTAAGGTTAAGCCCAAGAAATGGGAAGATGCGAATATCCCACGGGCGGGGCGAATGTAGGAGGTAGAGCATGGCAATAGACGGGGAAGTCCAAGGGACGCCACCGGAGCAGCAGGACGAGATGCTGCTGGAGCGGCTTAAGATTGATATTGAAGAGGCTAACAGGCACTTTGAAAACGAGATTGAACCAATGTTGTTGACCCGCAACAAGGTCTACACTGGCGACAAAGACTATTATAAACAGATATATCCTGACCTGTCAGAGGTGTCAGACCTTGTTACCACGGATTTGGCCGACATTATTGAGTGGTCTATGCCGTCACTGATGAAAGCCTATTTTGGTGGAGCCGATATTGTGTCTATTAAGGGTGTAGGCGCAGAAGACGAAGAACCGGCCAAAGTAATGGAGGCATTAGTCAATTATCAGTTGACGAAGCTTAATAAATTTTTTGTTATCTGTTATGACTGGATAAAACAAGCCTTTATCGAAAACGCCGCGGCGATTAAGTGTAGCTGGGCGCGAGAAACAAAGCGGGATAAGACATTTGTGGAGGTGCTGGCAGCTGAACAGGTTGAGGCGTTAAAGGCAACGCCTGGCGCTGAGGTTATATCTGCAGAACCCATTCCTGACGCTCTTGACCTATACAAAGTCGAATTCGCTACCCTGCGCCTGGCAAAAAATCATCCCACAGTTGAAAACATATCTGCTTCTGAACTCAGGTTCTCGCCGGATGCCGTGGATTTTGACAAATGTCAGTTTGTGGCGCATCGTAAGATAGTAACGGTGGATTATATCCGCAAGCTGGAGAAAGAGGGCCTCTATAGCAACGTTGATGAGGTTGTGGAAAATCTTGGGGATGTGAAATATACCACGTCAGAGGAAGTCAATAACCCCGAAATCAACACGCATTCCCGCAACCAAAGCCACATAGCCCGGAAAAAGGTTACTCTGTATGAGTGCTATGTCAAGGTTGATATGGACGGCGACCAGATACTCGAAGACTGGATTATCACTGTTGCAAATAACGTAATTATCCGCAAAGAGCAAAACCCATATGACCGGCATCCGTTCTTTTTGCTAAGCCCGGTACGCGACCCACACCGTATTTGGCCCAAGAAAGGCATAGGCCAATTCGTCAGCGAGATACAAAGTCTTAAAACAGCTTTCCTCAGGCAGATTATCAATAACACGGCGCTGAATAATGACCTGCCGGCCTTTGTGGACGAAAATAAAGTTAATATTATGGACGTTGTAGAGCGGCGCAAGACCATTCGGGTATCCGGCCAGCCTGGGCAGGCCGTATCATTTCCGCCGCTGCAGCCCATGGCCCCCTGGACAATGAATTTCCTGGAGTATCTAGAGAGCGCCAAAGAGCAGGCCACAGGGGTAACGAGGTATAATCAGGGGCTGGACAGTAACAGCCTCAACAAAACGGCCACCGGCATATCCATCATCCATGAATCCAGCAACCAAAGGCTTGAGCTAGTTGCAAGGATACTCCTGGAAACCGCCCTGCAGCCGTTCTTTCGGTTCCTGATTAGTCTTAACCAAAGGTTTATTGACCAGCCGCAGGTAATTAGACTGGCCAATAAGCCGCTTTTGATCCGGGGGGATGACTTGCAAGGCAACTTTGACCTGGAGATAAATGCTGCCTTGGGTGTAGGCTCTAAACAAAACGAAATTCAGTATCTCCAGATGTTGCTGGGCATGTATCCCCAGTTAATGCAGGTTGGCATTGTCCAGCCTCAGAACATTTACAACGCGGTGAAAAAGATGCTGGAAATCATGGGGTATAAGAACGCAGGTGAATTCATCACCGAACCGCAGCAGATGCAGCAATTCCCGCCCGAGGTAATACAAGTGGCTCAGCAGACAGGGATTCCACCGGAGCAGGTAATGCAGGCAATGATGGGAGGTGGCGGCAATGGACCAGGCACAGGCCCTGCGCCTGCAGGCCCAGTGCAACCAGGGTGATGCAGCAGAGGAAGCACAGCCGATAGTCGGCAAGGTGTTTGCCGAACTTAGAGCAGAAATATATCGGGCGCTGGAAGCGGAAAACGCTGATCCGGCGCTTTTGTCTATGCAACTTCAGGCAATGCGCAAGGTAGAGGACAGGTTGGCGGCCCATATTCGCGGTGGACAATTAGCCTTACACGAGTTAATAAAGTAGGGGGGGAAAATGTGTATCAATCAAGCAAGTGCCCGGTATGTCGGGCGACTGATTTAATCCGCACTGTGCAGACCGGCGAATATAAACCCGGCGAATGCGCGAACTGCCGCGCAGACCGCAGTATAGAAATGCCGATGGTGGATATGCCGGAACCCGGTGAACCACTTTCGGTTATTGAGAAATTACCAGGCGGGTGGTTTAAACTATCTAACGGCAAAAGGGTTCACGGCAAGGCCGCACTTGAGGCGGCTTTAAGTGGAGGTAGTGAATAATGAATGTTAACATCACATCAACGGTGGTAAATGCCGCGACTTCGTCTACTGCTGTATTGTCTGCCAACGCAAAACGCCGGTATGTCCTGATTATCAACGACAGCGACACGACCGTATATCTCTCTGTTGATGGAGCTAATGCCGCCGTAAATAAGGGTATAAGGCTTAACGCTAACGGCGGCAGCTATGAAATGACATTCCCTCGGGGTAATGTGGTGTTTGGCGCTGTCAATGCTATTCATGGCAGTACTGGCAACAAGGTTTTATTAGTGAACGAGGGATAATATGCCGCCAAATGGTGTGCTTATAGGTGACATGACCCTCTACCAGACTGACGAGGACGGACAAATGTTTGAACAGGAAGACGAATGAAGCCAAATTGTAAAAAGAAGTAGCCCCGCCGATTGGCGGTATTTTAATTTACGGGCCAAGCAGAAGCAGCCCGAGAGGAGAATGTAAGTGGAAAAATTCAAGTTTGATCTTCAATTGTTTAACGACAGCGGAGATACTGGGGCAACCAACCCGGACCCCGGTAAGGAAATGGTGGGCCTTGACGATCAAGGCAACGTAAAAATGTTCTATGACAACCAGGGCGAAGAGGACGATAATCTGGACGAAAGCGGACAAGAGGAACCGGAAACAAAGGATAATAAGCCTCCCGAATCGGAGCAAACTTATTATACTCCTGACGATGTGCGGTCAACCGATTTTGAAAAGCTTGACCCGTCGAAGATACCGCCTGAAATGGTTCCCTGGTATAAGTCGATGCAGGCTGGCTTTACCCGGAAAACTCAGGAGTTGGCCAACGAAAAGAAGGTTATCCATGAGTTTGCCAATGAACTGGCCGAAAGGCTAAAACAGCAGCCGGCAGAACAACCAAAGCAAATGGACGCCAAAACCTTCTATGCGCAGCAGCATGCCTTTTTAAGGGGTGAGGTTGCCAGCATGTTTGGCGTTGACAGTGTGCTGTTGCCTGACAGCTTGAACGAGTGGCCGCCTGAAATGCAATTAGCCTACACCGATAAGCGGGCGCAGATGCAGGAAGAGAGTAAGCGGCGGCAGGAAGCCCATAATGAAGAGCAGCAGCGGTTACAGCAAGAGCAGGAAGCGATTAAGGCTTTTACTACCTACTCCAATGAAATAGAGCGGGATTTGCGCGGCATCGACAACGACGCCTATCTGTTCGCCATAGGCAAATTGAAAAACGGCGAAGTCCTAGAAAAAGACAAGGATGCGATCAAAAAAGCGCTGGTTAAGGGCGACAGAGACACTGTAATGAAGCACTTTGAAGGATTCCGCCAAGAATACCACGCCCAAAAAGCCGGTATTAAAACCGGCGAAAAAGCCAAGGACAAACCGACTCCAGCCAAGCTGGAAAGCAGCGGCGCGGGGAAACAGGTTGAGACCAAGGCAAAGCCTGACTACTCCGAACTAGGTAAGCTTCAATCGTTTGATGAGAAGCTTGCCTGGATGAGGAAACACAATATTACACCATAAAAGGAGTGAATAAATTATGGCAAGCCGTTCCTGGGAAATCGTCGGTTCTGTTGACGATTTAACACCCGTAATAACCAATATTTCCCCCTCAGTTACCCCGCTATTCTCCAAGTTTAGCCGGGTAGAGGTAAAAAACACCACTCATGGTGCGTTGACTGACGCTCTGCCTGTTGCCGTTATTCCTAATATTGCAGAGGGTTCTGACTTCGTGACCACCGCCGCCAACGCCCGGACGCGGCTGGATAACTATACTCAGATTTTTGACCGTGGCTACTGGGTGACTGACACCGACGAAGCTGTCTTGAAGAAAGGTGTATCGTCTGAAATTGAGTTAAATTGGTGGCTCAATTAAAACTTGACCAAATGCTGGAACACCCTAAAGCCCAAACTACCGAAGTGTGAAAATGTGAGGGATGAGCAAATGCAAAATGGGCAATCAGCAGGTAAGAGTTTTGCCTATATACTTGGAACATATTTAAGTGATGGATGTGTAACAAAAGAATATGGTAAAAATGTTTTTAGGTTAGAAGTTATGGACGAAGATTATGCCATAGCTTTTTTTAATGCCTTGAAACGTTACGGTGTAAATCATCTCAAGAGTTACAAAATTAAAAACGAGAGATACAAGCGGGGCTACTCGTTCTTTGTTGTAACCAGAGATAATGATTTATGCGAGCGACTACTACTAGAAACCAACAGAAAGAGTATAATTCCATCTTATGTATTTAAATGGGACAAGCACATAAAAAGGGAGTTTATTGCGGGTATGATGGATGGCGAAGGTTATGCGTCAAAACGCAAAAAGCCTCTTAGAAATGGCTCCCAAAATTATCAATTGGGAATAGGGATGGAATACAAGCTATTAGAGCAGTTCAAGCGCATACTTCAATCTGTTGGTGTATCTGTTGGTAAGTTCACTTTTGCAAAGAAAGTAGTAAATAAACAAGTAGCATCCATATCACTTAACATCAAGTCTTGGCATGAGGCTGGATGTTATTTTTACATCCAGCGGCATCAATCCCGGATAAACGAGTATATACGCAATACTAACCTCAACGACTATACGTCGAGAGCGGTTTAATGCCGCTATGATATAGTCTGAACACTGACCGAAAGACAGTGAGGCAGGCAGAAATGGCCTGCCCCCGCGTAAGCGGAGTAACAAAATGACCAAATGGGCATTGCCATGAAAGCCATTGCCCTTGATGTTGAGTTGGCTATCGTCACCAGCGCCACTGCAACCAAACAAGACGGCACAAACAATGGCAAGTTTGGCGGGATTCCGTATTTTAATACCTTGAATGCGAAGGATATGGCCAGTGCAGCTCTAACCGAAACTGCGTTCAATGATGCCATCCAAAACGCCTGGAACAAAGGCGGCGTCATTGATACTGCGGTTGTGTCGGGTAAGAGCAAGCGAGCTATTTCGGCTTTTACCGCCGGGGCCCAGAAGACCAGGGACCAAAAGGAGAAGAAGGCGGTAAATGTTATTGACATTTATCAGTCGGATTTCGGTGAGGTTACGCTAATGGCTCACCGGCAGCAGGTGGACAGCCGCATCGACATTATCGAATCCCAGTACTTCCGCATGGGCTTTTTAGTGCCTTTCCACAGGGAGGATTTGCCGAAGAAGGGGCACAAGATCGAGAAGGTTATTACCGGACAGGTTACAATGGAATGTCGTTCGCGGGACGCCAACGCATCCATTATCAATATCGTATAACGAGAGCCGGAGTAATCCGGTTCTCTTCTTTGAGGTGAGAGAATGCTGATTCATCAGAATTTGAAACTACGTCAAAACGGTGCGGTGGAGCTTCGGAATGTCACTGACGATGCCGTAGAGGCTCGCGCAGCGCATGAGCGCCGCAGGGAACACTACGAGGCCGGTAATCCGAAGGGCTGGTCTAAGGGCCGTACAATGCTTCACATGGCGCAAATACCGGAAGATGTATACCACTTTGACCCGCTCTGCAGGGAGTATCAGCGCCTAAGGGCGGCAAATAATCCCGAAGAAGCCAAGCGAGTGATGAGGGTATTTCTTCAAATGAATCCGCAGTATCGAGCCTCGGAAGCTAGAATCTAGGAGGTGAATTTATGGATATTCTTTACGGACAGGGCCATCCTGATACAGTCAAACGCAACTTTAAAGCAACATACATTCCTCCTGCGGCTATTGGCGATTCTTCGGCGGCTGCCGGGACATTTACGGTGGCAGAAGCAAACGCACTGGCCGGTGCAGGCGTAACTAATGCCGACCTTGTAAAGCTTCGTTCTATAACTGTGCCTGCCGCTACGGTTAACCTGTTAGCGAATACTGATAGGGCCGTTAAGGTGAAAGTCGTTGCACTGGCTGCGGTGGATACCGCTGGCGGTGTTTTTGCGTGGTCTCCGGGTGCGGCGGCGATTATTCAGAGGGTATTTCTGGACGTAACCACCAAGTCAACCGGCGCGTGTACTGTTGATGTTGGTGTTGCTGCCAACGCCACTACATTGAGCGATATTTTGCTGGATGGCGTAGACGTTGGAACTGCTGCCGGTCTTTTTGACAATATCACGGAGAAAGGCACGAACGGCAGATCGCGTCAGCGTTGCGGCGCAACTCAATATGTGACGGGTTCTGTGGCGTCCGGTGCGTCTGCCGGTATTGTAGGCAATGCCTACATCGAATATATCTTGATTTAACGGAGGTGTAAAAATGTTTAATGTTAACCATAAGGGTAATGTAATCGTAAACGTTACCACTGTAAACGGTAGTAAAACCGTTACCCCGGCAGCCATGACCGGCATTAAGCGCGGTCAGACGTTGGTTGCAACTGGTGTGCCTGCAGGCGCATATGTTGACCGGGTGGATACTACAACTATCGAAATAAGCGCAGCGGCCACCGCCAGCGCGACTGTTTCCGGTAGATTTGATACCCTGCCTGACGTTGTACTTGGCATCCCGGTTTATAAGTATAAGGGTGCATTTGCTGCAGACTATTCGACCCTTGGCCTCCCTACGCCGCCGTATGACTTTGCGCTGGCTGTCACCTATAACACCGATGACACCAATAAAGTCCGGTTGTATGTCTATGCATTTGGCGCATGGAAATACGAAGAGTTGAGCTAATACTTTCCCAGCCAATCCTCCTGAAAGGAGGGGAAGAGATGAAGCGTCGGCGCTAAATAAAAAATGGGGGCGGTCCTGGTGGACCGTCCTCTCCCTTTTGTGGAGGTGTTATTATGACCGGACAAGAGATTTTAAACCAAGCTGCAAATATAATCAAACGGCAAGACCTGGACAGGACCTTGTTGCTGTTCTTTGTTAATACGGTCCGCAGAGCGGTTTTGCGGGATAAAAAGGTAAAGAGATTCTATAAATATCAGACCAACGTCACCCATTCCAGCGGCGTTATTGATATGACCGCACAGAAAATAAAAAATCCCCGCAAAGTGGAATGGCAGTATGTCGACGCCGGAGCCACTAAGCAGGTTTTGCTTGCGGAGGTATACTCCTATCAGCAGGCAATGGACTTGTATTCTTCCCTGACCGCTACCGGCAGTCCCACAGGGTATTTAGAATTAGGGACTTCAATGTATATCCTGCCAGTGCTGACTACAGGACAGATTAACATATATGGGGAGTTTTGGCTGGATGACATTGCGGATACGGCGCTCTCAAATGATATCACAACCGTGGAAATACCAGACGCCTTGATTTACTTGGGCGCTGCTGAATACTTTGATTATCTCCAGGAGGCCGACAAGGCTGGTTACTGGCGCAAGAAGGGCCTGGCATTGGTTGACGCCTATATTGCTCAATGGAACGCCCAAGAGTTCGACACAACTGACGCATGGAGGCGGCAACCGTTTGGGCGGCATATAACTCAACGGCGCAAAGCCACGACAAATGATCTTGAGAAAGGGAAGTGGTAATTATGACCTGGCCTACCATAGATGCTGCTACTCCGGCAGGTACTGATAAGATAAAATTCGGGGACGATCAGATTCGCTCCACCAAACAGCATATTATCGATGCAGCACAGGCAATATCAAATTATACAGCAGCGGGGACCACACCGGCACTTAAGACTACTGTATGGACTACAGCCGGTCGGCCAAGCGGGGCTAATCTGGTGGATAGGGTTTCGGGATTCAACAGCAGCTTGGGCTGTACTGAATATTACGATTTGGCAACAACCACCTGGAAGCCGTTGGGACTTTCTGCCACGGGTATTAACATGACCGGCGCAATAAATGAAGCTAAAGGTGCTGATATTGCTTCTGCCACTACCACTGATATTGGTGCGGCAACTGGTAATTATGTTGTGATAACCGGGACTACTACTATAACCGGACTGGGAACCGTACAGGCTGGCACAGTGCGCACTTTAAGGTTTACCGAGGCGCTTACGCTTACCCACAACGCTACAAGTCTTATTCTCCCCGGCGCAACAAACATAACTACGGCTGCAGGCGATGCGGCGGAGTTTATCAGTTTAGGCAGTGGTAATTGGGTTTGTGTGGCTTACCAGCGGGCTTCGGGAATAATTCTGGGTGTGAATTTGGCTTCTGGTGCCGAAGCAATTGCAGGTACAGAAGCGGTTAAAGTAATAACCCCGGCCACGCTGCGCAGTGGAGTTAATGCTGCAGGAACCGCGCCTATATATGCCTGTAGGGTGTGGGTTAACTTTAACGGCGTTACGGGCGCTATTAGGGCAAGCGGGAATGTTGCGAGTATCACTAAAAACGGTACGGGGGATTACACGGTAAATTTTACTACGGCTATGCCAGATGCTAATTATGCTGTAAATGTAACGGCAGATCGGGCAGGAACCGACACATCGACATATAGCGACCATAACTATTTTTCCTCTGGGACGGCAGTATCGGCTTCGGCGTGTCGGGTTTTCACGCAAGGAACAACGTCCTTTGCAGATTGTGTCGTAGTTTCTGTCACTATTTATAAATAGCGGAGGGGCAAGGCGGTGTTGTTATGCAACAAAAAGCGATTATGGCCCCGGATAAGGGGATAAACAAATATCTGCCCAAGAACCTTATAGATGACCGGGCTTGGGCTGACGGTGACAACGTGCATTTTGGCGTGGGGTATGTGGAAAAGGTCGGCGGATGGAAGAAGTTTCTCAATCATCCCTCTGCGTGGACTGCTAATACGGTTTATAGTGCAGGCGCTTATGTTGTGCCGACTATTGCAAACAACCGTGTTTATAAATGCACTACCGCTGGCACAAGCGGAGGAAGCCAGCCCACGTGGCCCACTACTGCCGGAGGAACCGTAACAGATGGCACAGTTGTTTGGACCGAGGTGGGGTTTAATAAATTATCAGGAACGTTGATGGTAATGGACAATTATTATAAATACAACGGTGACGCCTTTTTAATAGCCATTACCACGACCACATTCTATGTTTACGACCCGAATAACAGGACTTTCAATGATAAGACCGGGGGAACTTTAAGTGGTTTAACCACTCGCCCGGTAGTGACGGAAAACGCTCAGAATTATTTTGTGTTTACCAATGGTGTTGACCCGGTGAAGTATTGGGATAGCACCTGGGCGGCAATTGAGAATTTACCCGGATTGTGGCAACCGAATACTTGGCAGGCTACTACAGCTTATGTTGTTGGCAACTATGTTCGGCCTACAGTTGATAACAACTTAATGTATCGTTGCACTACGGCGGGAACATCTGGAAGCAGCCAGCCGACCTGGCCGACTACCGGAACAGTGACGGATGGGACTGCGGTGTGGACTGTGGCCGGGACATATAAGTCTCAGGGTGATGTTGTTACGGTAAAGTGCCAGACGCTTCTGTATTTCCAAAACTTCCTTATTCTCGGCAACACCTCAGAAGATGGAAATCCAAGGCCGCAGCGGGTAAGGTGGTCATGTTTAGGCGATATAACGGCATGGAAAAACGTCAGTGGGGATATAACCAGGCAGGAAGCGGGCTTTGGTGATCTTACCGACAGTGTGGACTGGGTGCAGGCGCTGCGTCCGCTGGGCAGCTATGTTGTGGCTTATAAGGAGCGCAGTATTCAGCTGTTAAATTATGTGGGCGGCACGACGATATGGAATAAATGGCCTGCCATTATCGGTGTGGGTGTCATAGGCCCCAAGGGCATGGTTGACCTGGGGGATGAGCACATTTTTATAGGCAACGACAATATCTATTCGTTCAATGGCCGTGACCCGGCCATCGCCGGTGATGATATCGCCAAAGAGTTTTTTCGGACGCTGGACCCGGATAAGGTTGAACTTATCGCGGGTTTCTTTGTTGAGGAAGTGCCAGAACTTTGGTTCGGTTATGTCAGTGTCAATAGTTCTAATGGATTACCTGACCGGGCGATAGTCTACAACACCGATACAAAGGCCTGGTCTTTCCGCGACATGCCGATGCTGGCCTTTGGCTACTACAACCAAAAAGAAGAGGGCGTATGGGACAACGACGAAAAAACATGGGATTCCAATTCTACTGAGTGGGATTCCAGTGTCAACCTGGCGAATGCGCCGATAAATCTTGCCGGTGATTCGGCTGGTAATATTTATGTATTTCAAGGCCAAAACAAGGACGGCGCCGCGATAAGCAGTTCGGTGACTACAAAACTTTTCGACTTCAATGCGCCGCACTTGGTAAAGCGATTGATGCGGATTCAGTTTATGATTTCCCGCGAGGGGCCGTATAACCTTCCGGTATATGTCGGCACCGCGGCCAACGTGGATGAGCCTATTACCTGGCACGGGCCGTACAACATGAGTTTGGACCGTACCTATCCGCCATGGATTGATGTTGATATTTCGGCAAGGTACCTGTGTTTGCGGCTGGGGACTACGAACGCCGATGAGCCGTTCAAGCTGACAGGATATATCATGTATTATCACCTGAGGGGGACGGCATAATGGCTATTGTCCAATTACCGCAAACACCGAATGTAGGGCCGGAAACGCCAAACGACCTTTGGAAGTGGTTGATTGAATTGGGGAACAGGATAAGGGCGCTGATTGATAAGGCCAATACTCCTATTGGCGCAACTGAACCAACGGCGCATGCCGCAACGCATGCCAGCGCAGGGAGCGACCCGGTTACTCCTGCGGCCATTGGTGCTGCTGCGGCTTCTCATGTTGGAGCTGCTCTTGGCACCGGGGTTCATCCAATGCCCACCTATAGTGATGTTGGTGCAGCTGCTGCAACACAGCAATCATGGCAAGCCCCTACGCTGCTAAATAGTTGGGTTAACTATGGAAGCACTCTGGCAACCGCTGAGTATTACAAGGATAGCATAGGGCGTGTACATTTAAAAGGAACCGTTAAAAACGGAGTGACCACCTCGGGAACAACAATGTTCACTCTCCCGGCTGGATACAGGCCAAACGCTTTACTGATTTTTACTACCATTGGGGGTAGTAGTCATGTTTTATCGCGTGTAGATGTTGATAGTGCCGGTAATGTAATGTTCAACCGTGGCGGGGACAATGCTTATCTGTCACTTGATGGGATTTCGTTTCGAGCGGAGGCTTAATGTGAAAATATTCGAAATGCTTGTTGACTATTGCCGCCGCGTCCCAAAGACGATAACACCGGAACAGCTTGTAAGCCTGATTGAGAACAATCACTTCATTGTGGAGGATGATTGTTTTATTATTTTTGCAGCCTCGTTTGACGAAATGCGCATTCTGTGTCCCTATGCTCCTCTGGGCAAGTCCATCGAACCACTGGGACGCAGGCTGGAGCAGATGGCCAAAGACAGGGGATTTAAGCGTATCAGTATTATTACTGATCGTGGTGAAGCCTTTGGGCGCAAGTTCAAAGACTATAGCCCGGTGGCCGTTGTTTACGAGAAAAATCTGGAAAGGGAGTGATATAATGGGCGATATATTCGGGGGAAAACAAAAATCCACAACTACGACAGAACCGTTTTCCGGTGCGCAAAAAGCACTGTACGAAGCTTTTCAGCCATATGTATTTAACCGCGTGACCAATCCACGCAAATACACTGGCGACTTAACTGCAGACATGACCGACACGCAAAAACAGGCCATAGATAATTTAAGGGTTGGGGCGAACAATTCAATTATCAAAGACTACGCTGCTGGTAGTTATGTTGACCCCATGAATAATAAATATGTGCAGGATATGGCTAGTGTAATTACACAGACCGGGAAAGACGCCTGGGGCGAACAAGGTAAGCAGGTTAACTCCTTATTCAATAAAAACTCCTTCTGGGGCGGCAGCGCCCACCAAGACCAACTTGCCAAAACCGCCAAAGATATTAACCAGACCACCCAAAACGCTATCGCCGGTCTGTATAAAGACGCCTACGACACTGGTGTTAATCAGATGCTACAAGCTAAAACGGCGCAACAGAGCGCTGATAATGCTCTTCTTAATGCCGGAAACACCGAATACGGCATACAAGATGCTGAGTTAACCCGTAAATATGAGGCATGGCTTAAAGAGCAGGGCCTGTCTGATAATGACATTGCAATGTATCTGCAGTATCTTGGCCTTGGTAAAAACCCGACGCAAACGCAAACGACGAAATCGAGCGGATTAGGCGGTGTAATGGGATCGCTGGCCGGTGGATGGGCGAGCACTTGGGGGTAAGAAGTGGGGGGTGTGAGGTTTGAACGATTTTAACAACGCTTTTATAGGGGCTTATCAAGCCGGGCTGCAGAGACGATGGGCAGAAGAGCAAGAAGCAAAGCGACGCAAAGAACAAGAGGATGAGGGAAACTCCTTGAAAAGCCTTATTCTTGGAGAGTTTGACCGCCGCAACCAAGCCATTATGGCCCCAAAGCAGCAGGCCGTTGATACCCATGCGCAAAATGCTCTTAGCGCAATGTTGGAGAATAGCGCATGGGGTACAGGCGAAGACTTAACCGATGAACAAAAGCAAGCCTATGCCCCTATAGGGCAGGCTAATTTTGAAAAGGCCAAAGCGCTGCAGACTGACTATAACCTTGCTAATTCAGTATTTGGCCCCGGTTTTGTCGAATCGCTCAATAAAATGGGTGGTGCGCAGTTTGCGAAGGTGCTGCCGTATGTTATGCAGCTTGACCAAAACCGAGTGGGGGATTATCAGCAACAGCAGAAGGTGCGGCAGTATAATGATGCTCTGGACGGGCTTGACCCCGAAACACAAGGACGGGCAAGGGCTCTAGCCGCTGGAGTGCCAGCGGCGGCGTTTAGGGAGAATAAACCTTTCTCTGTTGCGCCCGGAACAATGATACAAGACACCAAGACCGGGCAGTGGACGCAAATAGGCACAGCGCCCAAACAAGAATTATCGGCATATGAAAAATACAAGATTGATAATGGCTTGGTTGAAGGACGTGGTGGCGGTTCCGCAAGTGATCGCCGGTCTAAAGAAGCCATGTTTAGATGGGCGAGCGGATACGATACTGTAGCTACCGATCAAGTTGATTGGCAAGGAAAGCCCATAACGACCCGCAAGCAACGCGATCCACAACTTGCGGCAGCACTGGCGGCTGAATTAGGGTATGTTTCCCAGAACACTGACCAGCCGCAAGCAGGGCAACAACAAGCCATTATTGGGCAACTTCAAGCTGGAATAAACGCTGATTTGCAATCTGGAAAAACTAGGGAAGAAATAGCAGCTAAAATAATGGAAGATGCAGAAGTATTGAGGCAAAACGGCATTGACCCACAAAGGGTAATTGATAGTATACCAATGCCACAGGCGGCAGCTGCACCTAAGACCACTACCGCTCAATACATGGGTGAAACGGTTCAAGGGGCTCCGGTTGGTTATACGCCACAATTACCACAGCAAAATTATACCGCCCCTGGGGAAGACGAACAGATAGAGGCTTGGAGAAGAGTGTTGCGGAGGTGATTTGAGTGGGATACTTAACCGAACAAAAGCCTGCGTCCACTGGCGGTTATCTTTCCGGCGGCGGATACTTGTCCGGGGGTAGTAATCCCTCTGGATACGTATCCGCCCCTGCTCAATCCGTAATGGATAAGACTTACACCGTGGGCGACATTCTAGCGGGTGTGGGTAAAATCGTTACCGCTCCCGCCGCCGCCGCGCTTGAAACTATATCATACCTTGATAAGCCAAGGGGGGCAATAGCCGGAACAGTCAAGGCCGCACAAGAAGATAGCGACTTATGGGAAGGTGCTAAAAAGGGTTGGCGGGAAAACACCTCTTGGAAAGAGACTTTTAACCAAGATTGGGTTAAGGAGAATCCGACTACTGCGGCCATTGCTGGATTTGCTACAGATGTAGCATTTGACCCTTTGTGGTTTATTAAACCCGCAACAGTGGCAGGTAAAATTGCGGCAGGCAGTAAAGCCGTGGGGTTGACCGATAATGTGGTTACGCCTCTTGTAAACAAGGTTGCGGCAAGTAATATGGGGCAAAAAGTTACCGGATACCTTAGTGATGCTTTTCGACTTAACAACCCTGTCGAATCTGCGCAATTCGCTTATGATGCAACAAAAGCAAGCTTAGTTGGGCAGACAAAAGAGGGATTAGAAAAGGTCGATAAAATTCTTACAGAAGCATTTCCCGCTTCCAGCAGGCTAGAGGTTGAAGGTATGGTCCAAAGGTTGGTAGAAGCCTACCCTGATATTGGCCAGTTTGCCCGTAGTGCCGACAAAGTTACAGCAAGAGATACCATAATCAATGCTTTGTTTAAAGACCTTGAAATGGCGCAAGGTGGATTAAAAGCAGCTAAAGAGGCTAGCAGTAAGGTTGGTGCGTTAACCACTGACGAAAGGTTAATAGCTGGGATATTAGATGCTAATAAAATATCCATTGACAATATTGGTAGTGCTGTTAATGTGGCTCGGAATATGGGCGAAGTTATCCCGGAGGCCCGAAATATGGCGCAGGGAATTGATGAGCATATCAAGATTAAAAAAGCGGCGTACAAGCTCATACAATCGGGAAAAATTTCTAATGACGATTTACCGAAATTGCGCGGTCTATTTAGTGATGCCGAACTAGACGCAATGATGCCGGGATTAAAGGAGCGCATAAAAAACAGCCCTGCACTGCAAGCAGTTGAATCTGCTGTTGCTCCAGTTAATTCTCTTAGTATGACCACTTCTCCAAAGCTTAACATAGCTTCTGATGGTGTTTTGCCTAAAGTTCGTATTAATAACAAGCCGCAACCGACTGTTGACCTTGTCAATATTACCGAAGACGGGCGTAGGTTACTGGTCAGCGTTGAAAACATCCCAGAGTTGGCGCAAAAAATTAAAACAGAACAAGATTTACAAAAGCAACTTAATAAAGTACAGCGTGCAAGAGAAGCTATAGAGCGTGCTGACGTATCGCCAGAGAAGACCACACAGGTTTTAGATTCTGCCATGAAAGCCGGATATACCCCTGCGGAAGTAGAAAAGATGTTTAACGCTTCTGAAATCATGCGCGGTGTTAACCAAATAATGACTTCCGAGGCCATGAAGCGGGCACTTATCCCGCTAGAAGCTGTAGGAGAATTTAGTGGTGGTCGCCACCTGCGCAGAATGTATGCTGCGTTAGAAAACCCAGACCATCATTATAACAACCTTTTAAAGTCTGGTAATAAGGAAGTAGCAGATAAGTTCTGGGAGGCTTATTCAAAATTTGACGGGTTTATGAAGTCTAAGGGAATAAGCATTAACATGGGAACGTTTGAATCCAGAAAACAACTCCCAAAAGAACTACAAAACCAATTAGGCCGACTGTATGAAGCCACATACCCTTTTGCTAAAGGGAATAAGATGGCCGCAGAGCAATACGCCAAACATGATTTTTTAAAAGAGGTTGCCGCAAAACACGGTTCAGATGTAATGAAGCCTGGATATAAAAAGGTTCCCGTTACCCCTGACGGTAAAATGGGTGCGTTAGAAGGACAATTTTTACCGGAGCGGGTTTATAAAGAGGCAATGTTCTCTGTGTCTAAGTTCGATAGAGAAATGGGGTCATGGGAAAAGAATGTTCAGCGGTGGAAAGCGTTGAAGCTGGCAAACCCAGCATCCATAGCCAGAAACATAATGTCTGGCGCAGTAATGACTAACGTGTTCGGCGAAGTGCCTTTTCAAAAAATACCTGGGTTAATAGTTGACACAACAACGGATATGCGCAAAGGCACTGCTAGGTACTTGGCTGCCAGGGACAATGGTGTGTTTGAAGTAAACATTGCCAAGGCTGATACAGATGCTATTCTTAGTAAAGTGCGCGGAGAAAAACCGGGCGTTGTGGAGCAGTTTGATGCCCTGCTTGGATGGGGCATGGATGTATTTTCCAAGCCGGATAGTTTCTGGCGCATGGTGGTTTTCAATCACCATATGGACGCAGGTAAAACGGCGCAAAAGGCGGCGGTAATAGCTAAAAGGGCATTGCTTGATTATCAGAATGTGCCCAAATTGGTTGAGCAATTGTCCCGGTCTGGTCTTGTCCCTTTTGCAAGGTTTCCGTTTTTAGCTACAAAAGAAACACTAAGAGCGTTATGGGAGCGGCCAGCGCAGGTAACAAAATACACTAAAGCACAAAACCAAGTCAATACTGATGATCGCGACAAAATTATGCCTGACTACCTGAGGGCTAAAACGTTGCTGCCTGTCGGCGAACAGACCCGCATAGTTAATGGTAAGCCTCAAAAAGTACAGGGTAATATTGATTTGTCGTATGTGCTACCGTTTGCCAATGATATTAGTGTTGGCAACCCCATAATTGACTTGTTGCAGTTGCAACGCACCGGCAGGAACAGTATCGGCCAAGATGTGATTAAGCCGAGTATGACCGGAGAGGAAAGGGCCAAGGTGTGGGCGCAACAGTTTTGGAATGGTGTTGGCCCAGCATTCCCATTGCCGTATAACTATGCAGGGGAAAGGCTATACAATGCCGCGCAAGGCAACGTAGACAGCAAGGGCAGACAATACGATATGACGCAGGCGCTATTGCAAACTGTAGGCGGCATTAAAAATGTGCCCATTAATATTGATGAGTTATATCGCCAGAAAATGGGAGCTATCGCGCGGGAACACAATGATATAGTCGCGAGAATGCGCGAAATACAGCGCGAAAGCCTGAATGACAGGCAAAGGCAAGAGCGTATTACCGACCATCAAAGACAATTAAAAAACCTGGCTATTGAAGCTCGCAAGGTTGAAGAGGCATATCAACGAGAGAAAAAGAGGCAGGCGCAATAGCCTGCCTCTTACTTTCCTAAAAGGATGATAAATGGCGCAAGGAAAACGGTTAGTAATATTCCTATTGCAATACCTTCGTATCTTGCGTCATTTTCTTTTCGTTTTTTCTCGGCATATATTTCGGGCCAATATTTAGAGTCGTTCAAAACACACACCCCCCCTTTTTCCTCCACAATATACCACAATATTCCAAATGTCAATATGTCCACAGGTAACAAAGAAAGGTTGTGACAAAAGTGAATGAAGCCCAAGCCGTTTCCTCTGTCGCACAAAAAGCGATTGACCTGCCAATAAACGCATGGATGGCAGCATTACCTATACTGTTTGTTGTTTTAGTTGTAGCAGTAATTATCTTTGCCTATAAGCTATGGGATAAATCATCTACCGAATCCGCAAAAAGAGAGGAAAGGCTAGGAGAGATTATCAACACAAGACTTCACGATCAAACCAGATGCCTTACCGATATAAATACCACACTGATTGGCATCAATACCGGCCTGTGTGAAGTAAAAGAAAGGGTAAGTGACATTGAGGATATAGTTGGTTTAAAGAAAGGTGGTGTTGCCGGTTGAGTTTATCAGACGAGCAACTTGCCCAGGAGATAGCCAAGGGCATTGGACAAACAGGCATAGAGGGCTTCTATAATAGTGTGTCCTGCTCCACTGCTGGTGATTATCCTAGCATGGGTATTAGCCAATGGGAGGGGGTAGGCGGCAGAGGCGATGACCTGCTAAACAGCATTGATGGTGGCGCACAATTCGCAGGTCGGACATACAGCGACATTCGCGACAATGAGGGTATAGGTGCATTACAGACGGTATTAGATTCTATTTCTGGCAGGGCAGCACAAGACAGGATTATAGCCTTTGACTGTTTAGCGCATTATGTTCCTTCTGTTAAAGAAGCGCTATCAAATGACCGCTGTATAATCTACGCTGGCATGTGGTGCCCGACTTCCCATCGAGTAGTCCGGCGCTTTTTATTAAATAGAGTAGACAGTTTTGACTTAAACAACCTTGATATATTACACGAACTTTTCCGGGACGCCTATTATATTGCCGCAAGTGTTGGTGAAGAATACGCCGTTGGATATGCCAACAGAGCAAACATTACATACGATTATGTTTTAACACTCAACATATAAAAAGGAGTGGTTATTATTCCTTGGAGAGAGAGAGCAATAGAAATTTGGAAGGAAAATACACAAAGACCAAATTGGGGAATCATCACCGACAGGTTAATGCATGAATTCCAAACACACTTGCATCCTGAGACCGTTAGGAGCGCGATTAGGAACACCTGCGAGTATAAATCCCTCCGCGGAACAGAAAAACCCGTCCTGGGGCCTCCTGCGCACTCACAGACACACTGCGGCAAAACAGAGCGCAAAAGCAGACCGGAAACCGCAGTTTGGCATTTAACTGACATACACGAAGGTAAAAAAACAGATAGTTTTGACCCTGATGTACTAGAGGAAAGATTGCTCCGTGGAGCAAAAAGAATTGTTCTCATCACCCAAATACTAAAAAAGACTTATACGCTGGATAAGTTGGTTATTGCTATAACGGGTGACGTAATAGACAATGATAGTATTTACCCCAATCAACAATCGCATGTTTCTGAAAAGGCAAAGGCTGGCAGGCAACAGGTAAATCGCCTGACAGAGACAATGGCAATGGTCATTGATATATTAAAGCAGGAATATGCGATTATTGAGGTAGAATGTGTTTATGGGAATCATGGTAGAATCAGTAAGACAACCGACGAAAAGAATAACTGGGATTTAGTTTTCTACGATCAGTTAAAAGCATACTACACAACCGATTCTAGTGTGACTGTCAATATATCCGAAAAGTTTTACAAGGTCGTGGACATACAAGGCCACGGCTTTTTACTTTATCATGGTCATGCAATTAAAATGTCACATGGTATCCCTTGGTATGGAATGACAAAGCGTATAGGAGCATGGAAAACCAGTATAGGCGGCTTTAGATATGCTTTGGTTGGACATTTCCATACTATCGGCATGACACAGGCGGCAGGCGTGGACATATACATGGGCGGGTGTTGCCCTACTGGTGACGATTGGGCGCTAGAGGGACTTGGCACTAAATCAGACCAAAGGTATTGGTTCTTTGGTGTTCATGAAGAACAGGGCATTACATGGGAATATAAAATAGATTTACTGTAGGAGGAAAAAGTTTATGGTAGAAGGTTCCGCACAATCGTCTAAGCATTATCAAGTAGGCGATAAGCAACCAATAGAGATATTACAGGATTATTTAACGCCAGAAGAGTTTCAAGGGTTTTTAAAAGGCAATGTCTTGAAATACACCTTACGCTTTGGACGCAAGGACGATGTTGCTAAAGAATCTGCCAAAATAGAACAATACTCCAAGTGGCTTGCTGTCGCAGTAAACGGCGGCAAAATAAACCCGAGGGAGTGACAATATGGAATTAATACACAACGGCATAAAAGTCATTTACCCTGATACAATGGATGGAGACGAAGCAAGAAAACACGCTGACCACGAAATCAAAATGTGGACACAGGAATATACACATAAACAACTTGGCACAGTGATAATTAGACCAGACAATGAAGATGCCGAGTATGTCAAGATTGAGGCAATAGAGAAAAGCCCCATAAGGCGCATAAGGCGCATCACCGGATACCTTGCTCCTATAACGGCGTTCAATGACGCAAAGTTAGCCGAACTAGGCGACAGATACGCTCATTTATCTGAAGATCAAAGAGCAATAAGGGAGACGTTTTAATGCTTGAACGGATTAAAAACTTTAAGGAGGGATAATGTGGGACTACTGGAAGCCATTTTTAAAATGCGTCCACGGGAGGCGCCCTATACCAACAAAGCGCCAATGTCAGCCTTTGAACAGATACTGGCGGATAATATGGCAAAGAACCCGAATGATATGTCGCTGGCTAGTCTTATTCCCCAGATGATGGAGGGCGGCAACATGCGAATGATGCCCATTAACCAAAGCGGGCCAGACCCTAATACGCTGGCTGCAGTAAATGCAGCGTTGTCGGCGGTAAGCCCGGCTGCCGGCAAGCTGAAACAGGCCGAGCGCCCGGACGGACTGCTTAATCTTTACAACCTACTCAAAGACCGGACAATATACCGGAATACATGGTAATGTTTCGTCGGTTGATAATATTGGTTAATTAAAGGAGGAATATACATGAAATCACTTATTGACTGGCTACGGCATGTGGCTAATATTCTCGCCAGCAAAGCCGCCTGGCTTGAAGGGCTGGACGCCGACACCAAGGCCAGGGTAATGTGGCTTAAATGGCGTTATGGCGTTGTAGGGGCCGCTATGGGCTTTGTGGTGGGCCTTGTTGCTGGGGGTAAATAATGAGTGTTGAATTGGAGGGTGAGAACAATTGACGCGCTTAAAAACTATACTATATTGCTTCTTGCTGTGCTTGTTCTTGGGCTTGGCGTTTATGCCTACATGCAGCGCACAGGAGGCGACACAGCAGGAATTGACCAGGCTGTCCGAGATATTTCAGCAGCTAGAAGTGAACTCCAACAAGTTACTGTTGACCTTAGAGAAATCAGAAAAGCGATTACTGATAGTCGAGCAGAACTTGCAGAAATCAGAAGCGAACTTGGCCAAGGCCGAGCAACAATTACAAGCGACCAACAGCTTATTGGAGAGGGCCAACGAATCGTTGAATCAATCCAAAAAAGAAGTAAATAGTTTAAAATGGCAAAGGGACGGTCTAGTTGCCGCCCTTTTACTGTGTCTCATATTTAAATAGCGCTCCTCCTCTCCGCCCTCTATCTTCGGATAGGGGGCTTATTTTATTTCACTTATTCTTATAGATTAGTACGAATAAAACAACAATTGTGCTTACAAAAATTAGGGCGTGTGGTAGGCTTGAATCAATTTGATTTAGAAAGGAGAGAAATTCGAGCATAATTAACACCTCTTTCCACATTATACCATGATTGGATAAAATTTAGTATAGATATTTTGCCCTATGACATAAGTTCTAATTGGAGGGGCTTTTGTTTTAGTGAAATAGGGACAGAAGTCACTATGCGGTAAATTCGGAAAATGTTAACATATAATTAACAATATCGTATACGGGTAGCGCAAAGGGGAGGAGGCTACAGTATGAATATTACTATAAACACATAACCGGCTACATTAGCCGGTATTTTTGTTTTTGTCGAAAAACATAAGATAATGTTGTTTAGCGACCAAGAACCACGTGTTTGTAATAATTAACGTGATTAGGAGTTGACGCATTATGACTAACGCTGATATTGGCAAAAATATTCAGAGGGTTCGCCTGGATAGGAATGTTTTACCGAACGATTTATGTATTTTAATAAATAAGTCGGAACAATGGTTATATGATCGCGAAACGGGCAATGCTATAATCGAGTTAAAAGACTTCATCGATATTGCAAATGCACTAGAGGTATCAGGCCGCGCATTTTTCTGTCTGCCCCCTGCGGATAGTGGTTGCGAATGATTTTCTAACAAATTTTCTAACATTCTAACTTGTCGTGGGTTCATTGAAATCGAAAAGAAAAAGTCCCCATAGAGAAAAAATACCGCGAAATAGGAATTTAGAGGAAATTCACACGTTCATTATTTTTGCACTTCAAAATTGGTAGACAAAAATATTTTTCTAAGATAAAAATCCGAGATATCACTCCTGATATAGAAAAATCAATGATGCCTAGGTGTATCCGACGGCTTTTTCTAACGATTTCTAACGGTTTTCTAACAGGTGTCCATATTTGTTATCCATTGCATCTGCCGAACGTCTTTTTACGGTCTCTTTGGCGTGGATATAAACCTTGCTGCAAAAATTTGGGTCGGCATGTCTGGCGGCTACCGATACGCCTTTATCGTCAATTCCGGATTCATATAAATTACTGCAAAACGTGTGTCGCATGAAATGAGGTGAACCTTTTATCCCCAACTTGTCCAATAATGTTTTAAACCTATCGGAAAGTTGTTTTGGTTTATATGGATTCCCATTGGGTTGCGCCCAAACATAATCTTCCGACTTGTTAAAATTCTTAACAGGGCGACTTTTATATTCGTCATCCAAATAGGAAACTACAATTTCCGGCAACGGTATATCTGCTGAACTATTGTCGGTTTTTAAATCAGTCAATTCATAGGTTTTTTTAATGGGGTCGCGTTGGTAATTGTGGCGTAAGTGGGCAACTCTTTCTTTTAAATCAATATCGCCCCAGCGAAGACCGCAAATTTCTGCCCGGCGCAAACCACAAAGGATGCCAAGCAAGGCGGGAATAAACAACTCTTTGCCATAAGTTGCTTTAAAAATTTTATCCACTTCTTCGTCCGTAAAGTATTTATCTGTTGGTTCAATATTATTTGAAACCTTGACAACTGAGCATGGATTTTTAGCAATGAGATCATGGGCAACGGCAAAATTTAAAGCATGTTCAAGAACATTCACACGTATACGTGTCGAAGATGCCTTTCTACCACTCTTTAATTCAGAATTAATAAATTCTTTTACGGTAACAGATGTGATCTTCTCTAGGGGTAAATGTCCCATCTTTTTGTTAATCTTTCCGATGTGGCATTTGATGGCGTAAATTGTGTTAGGCTTAACATTGTTCTCTATTTCTAGTTCTAGCCATTTCTCAAAAAAAGCAGACAACTTTGTCTTTTTAGATAAAATCTCTTTACCAAATTCTAACTCACTAATCTTTTTACCCTCAAAAACGAGGGCTTTTTTTTGTTCTGGGTCATCAATTATTTTTGTTGCTTTAAACCATTTTTGTTTACGGTTTCCAAAAGCATCATGGTAGTCTAAAACTGAGTACCACCATTCTCCTTTTCGCTGAATGCTCATTTGGCATCGCCTTTCTTATTTTCGCTTGCGCGAATCGCCAATATGATTTGACGTTCTTTTTCCGTTAGTTCCATAGAATTTTCTTGATAATCAAGATTGGGGTGGTTTGTACGACACATAAGCCAGTCGATAGATACATCATACAACACTGATAATTTATATAATTCTTCCGGCCTAGGCATGCTTATGCCGCTTTCATGGCCGCTTATCGTGCCCTTAGAGTTATAATTCAACTTTTCTTTTACTTCAACTTGAGTGAGGCCCGCTTTTTCCCTTGCCTGTTTTAACCGTTTACCAACGAGTATATATAAATCGTCCATTTCTATCCCCTTTTTCTTTTTTATACCATGATAATAACACATTTATTCTGAAATTCAAAAGATTTTTTTCGATTTTAATGAACTTTTGTGTTGACGTTCAGAAAAAACGAGATTACAATAGAGTTGTCAACAAACGCAAACTATATAGAAGGGAGGGGAAACATGGATAATTTGGGTGATAGAGTGCGAGAGGTAAGGTTATCTCGTGGCATTAAAGCTAAGTATGTAGCCGCACAATTAGGCGTTGCTGAAGCATGGGTAACACGCAGGGAAAAGGGATATGTGGATATTACTGTAAAAGAACTTAAATCAATTGCCGATGTATTAGGCGTATCAGCAAAAAATTTTTTTACCTAAGGGTTCAGAAAAATTGAACTTTAAGTAACCGATCATCCTTTCCAACCTGGGCGTATAAACAAACTTCGGTAAATATTTACAAATACCTTTTAAGGAGGTTTTATGAACGAACTCCAACGGGTTTTTGAATATGGTGACAAGCAGATACGAACAGACTTGCGAGATGGTGAACCAATATTTTGCGGTAAAGACATTTGCGAAATTATTGACGTTACCACTGAGCAAATGCGGCGACTTGACGAAGATGAAAAGGTGCTGCATTTAACGCAGACCCCCGGTGGTCAACAAGAAATGATATTCGTTACGGAGGCGGGAGTATATACCCTTATCCTTGGTAGCCGCAAAGCAGAAGCCAAACAATTCAAGCGGTGGGTGACACATGAAATACTCCCAGCCATCCGCAAACACGGTATATACGCCACAGATCAAACGGTAGACAAAATCCTGGCCGACCCAGACTTCGGTATCCAACTCCTAACCAAATATAAAGAAGAACGCATTAAGCGCCTGCAGGCCGAGCAAACCAACGCAATCCTGATGCACGTTAATAAAACGTATACAGCAACAGAAATAGCAAAGGAACTCGGCTTTACTTCTGCCATTGCACTAAATAACTATCTACACAAAAACCGTATTCAGTACAAGCTGAATGCCACCTGGGTATTGTACAGTGACTACGCCAACAAAGGCTATGTGGAGCTAAAGCAGGAGGTTTTAAACGGCAGAGCGGTTTATCATCGACGCTTTACACAGTTAGGCAGGGAGTTCCTATTAAAACTCATCCAACCCAAAGGAGTATAACCACACAACAGCGAGGAGGAGAGAAGAATGAGTGAAGTTACTGTAAAAACCCAAAAGGATTGGGATGCCATACCTAACGATTTTAATGGCGTTATCTACATCAACGCCGCAAAAGAAACTATTATTATTGTTCGGGAGCGCAAGGGTTGGCGCGTAGAGGCTTGGGATAACTCCAGCGTAGAGGCTTGGGATAACTCCAGCGTAGTGGCTAGGGATAACTCCAGCGTAGAGGCTTGGGATAACTCCAGCGTAGTGGCTAGGGATAACTCCAGCGTAGTGGCTAGGGATAACTCCAGCGTAGAGGCTTGGGATAACTCCAGCGTAGTGGCTAGGGATAACTCCAGCGTAGTGGCTAGGGATAACTCCAGCGTAGAGGCTTGGGGGAACTCCAGCGTAGTGGCTTTTGATAACTCCAGCGTAGAGGCTTGGGATAACTCCAGCGTAGTGGCTAGGGATAACTCCAACGTAGTGGCTAGGGATAACTCCAGCGTAGAGGCTTGGGATAACTCCAGCGTAGTGGCTAGGGATAACTCCAGCGTAGCGGGGCAAGGAAACACCCAGATTTGCCAGTACTCCGACACCGCAAAAATTCAGACAATCGGCAATTCTCGAATTGTTTGGCCACCGCGTACGGTCAAAGAATACTGTGACTTTTACGGCGTTAAGGTACAAGATGGCCACGCAGTGCTTTATAAAGCGCTTTATAAAAGCGACGATAAATACATATCTCCGTATAACAACAACTTCACCTACGAAGTCAACGAAATTAAAACATATGAATGTGATTCAAGAACTGAACGCGATTACTCTTTTGGCCTCCACGTCGCACATATGCCTTGGTGCATTGACTTAGGACGCGACTGGGACAACCTCGCTATATTGGAGTGCATTGTCCCACTTGATTGCATTGTTCTCCCCAAAAACACTAACGGTAAAGTTCGCACATCAAAATTAACCGTAGTCCGCGAAGTGCCGCCCAACGAATGGGGCATCTACGGGAAAGTATTCGCCAAGAGGACAAGACCATGACCTGCACAGCTAAATCCTGCATAGCTGACGGTACATACTGCACTTGGTATTATGTATGCGACCTACCCAAGAAACGTGTTTCTGTGGCAGAAAAATGCAAGGCGCAGCACTTGACATGGAAAGAGATTATAGGCTGCATCCTTTTTGTGCTGTGGGGGAGTATCAATATTTAAGGAGTGAGTAACTGTGTTTGTGGACGTTCCCAAAGAGGTTGAATTGTCACACGCCGACAGGGCTTTTGCAGTTGTCAAAGAAATGTTGGCACTTGCTAGCGAGATAGATGAAATCCACGCCGCATTAACTGATGATATAACTGTTGCTGATCGCCAAACCCAAGACATATTACATGAAATTGAGTTTGGCAATTTTAATGCCGTTGAAGGTTATCACCTGGCTAAAAAAATTCAACAAGTGCGCCAAAGCAGGCGAGAAGCTAAAAACCAACGTGAAGCCATTGCTTATTTTAAAAAGTTTGCTGATGACCACAAAAACACGCCTGTCCTGCTAGCTAAAATTCTGCAACAGATGAAGCAAGTTAAGCAAAATCAAGAAACACGAGTATACACGCCAAGAACGCAGGACGTTACGGAAGGGGCGTGATGGCGTGATGCTATGCCACCGTGTAGCGACCGTCTGTAATGATGACGGCATTTACCGCAAGATTATTATTCGCCAGGATTGGTATTACACAGTGCGAGAAAAATTAGAGCAAGATGAAGAGTTTGCTAGGCTGTCCGGCGAGTGTCGCACATACAAAGTGTTACCAGAAGAGGCTGAGAGGATGATTACCAATGCAACTAAGCGACTTTGACACTGGCTACAACTACGCCAAAGCCCATGCTAAGTTTTGGGACGTGCTTACTGATTCAGAGGTGATGGCATTAGCTGATTTATACTCGTCGCTTGGTAGTGGGTTTGGTCAGGGTATGGCGTGGTATGCGGCTGAGTATTTAGAGGGGAGGTGTTAGCGTGTATCGGGTGTTTCAAGAGTGCACAACCGGCGATATTGCTCCCTTAGATTTAATGTTTGAATCTTTGTTAGATGCAAAGCGATGTGTTGATAACCCTAACCTCGCTGGTCTATCATGGGCCGTCTACGACAAATACGGCAAATGCTATTATGCAAGATTTCGAGGGGAGGAATAACAGTTGTTTAATTGGCTTAAAAGCCTAATGGCGCATTTTGTTGCGGACGCACCGGAAGAATGGACGGGGCCGGTATGTCCATGTGGTAATACAGTCCCTATTGGCAGGCGTAAATACTGCACGGACTATTGCATGAACTTGGCGAGGAACAAAGCGAGAAGGGAGAGGGGGAGGAAACATGAGCAAGTTTAATGTTGGTGATAAGGTGTGCATAATCGATTGTAGTTGGGCGCTAAGACTGTCTGACAATGAACTCACTACATACGGAAACGTAAAGTTTCATAAAGAGGAAGCGCGGGTAATAGCAACTGGTGTGATTGACCAAAGTCCACAGAGCCAATATCCAAACAATGTCATGATTCGCATTAGTGAGACAGGCGACATATTATTTATTCACGACGCTTTTCTTAAATCATGGCCTCAAAAATGCACTTGCAAGCCTTGTGTCTGCCCCGCATGCGGAGGTGTGCGCGAATGAATATCACACCCGCCACAGCCGCTGCCGCATACCGCAAAGTTCAGCCCATATCAAAGATGCCACCTATACGTGATTATAGCGATAAATACACATTTCACTTGACAGAGCATGAAATGTTGTACCTTGACAATGTACTGCAAGACGCTGAACGCAAGCACATGGAGACTGGCAAGGCGTTGAAGGAACTCAGGCATTTATTTAATGTGCATATACTGCCCGGAAAATACAGGGGGTTAAGATGAAAAACACCCGCGCACATACGCGCTACTATACTTCGGATAAGCAGCTAGTTCCTGGTGCAACAACAGTCCTTTCCCTGCTTGCCAAACCCGCCCTAATCAAATGGGCAAACAATCTAGGTTTACAGGGCATAGACAGCAGTAAGTATGTCGATGCTGCCGCACAGATAGGGACTTGTGCCCACTTACTTGTCCAATCGCATCTATCTAAAGAAACACCCAACCTATCTGCCTTTTCGCCCGACACTATCAGCCAAGCGGAAAACAGCCTATTATCATTTTATGAGTGGGAGAAAAGCCACACACTTATACCGTTTTTTCTTGAAAAGTCGCTAGTGAGCGATAAACATAAGTTCGGCGGCAGTATTGAC